CATCACGAATATGTGATGATATTGTTGCGTATGGAAAAGAATTAAAAGAACAAACAGGTGTTACGTTTGGATACGATCCAGATAACATGACACCTAATGAACAAAAAAAATTAGAAAAACAACGTAATTCAAATGTTGTATGGATGGATCCTGTATGGATTTATCGTGAGTTACATCCTTTAGTACATGAAGCAAATGCAAATGCGGGTTGGAATTTTCAATGGGATTTTTCTGAGTCTTGTCAATTTACAAAGTATGTAGGATCAAAAAAACAACATTATGATTGGCACACGGATAGTGGACCAAGAAAAAACGAAAACGGTAAGATAAGAAAATTATCAATGACCGTAGCTTTAGTAGATGGTAGTGAATACGAAGGCGGTGACTTTGAAGTAAATTTAAACGAACCTAATAAGGAAGCAATTCATGTTATAAAACCTGCAAGGTTAAAAGGTTCGGTAACAATATTTCCTTCTTTTGTTTGGCACCGTGTTACTCCAGTAACATCAGGTACAAGGTATTCATTAGTTAATTGGCATCAAGGATGGCCTCACACATGATGGCATTTCAAGAATATTTTAAAACACCAGTGTATATGGAAAATTTATCTCATTGGACAGAGGATATAAATAAAAAATGTGAAAAACATTTAGATAAAATTAAACAGTCAAAAGACTATAAAGAAAGAGTTAAAAAGAAAAATTCAGATTTTGGTGAGGTAGCTCATTCATTTCCAATAGCTGCAGATCCTGAACTTAAATTTTATATAGATCATATAGGTCAACGGTCATGGGAATTTTTAGATCAAATGGGTTTTGATTTATCTAATCATACATGTGTGTTTACTGAATGTTGGGTGCAAGAATTTCCTAAAGATGGAGGTGGTCATCACAATTCGCATGTTCATCCTAATAATCATGTATCAGGATTTTTGTATTTAAAAAGAGATGAGGACGGACCAGTGCCCGTGATACACGACCCACGGCCCGCTGCTTTGTTATCAGCTTTGCCACAAAAAGATGAAACACAAATTACCTATGCTTCTGATTCAGCACATTGGAAACCTACACCAGGTACATTAATAATTATGCCTGCTTACGTTACACATCAATACTCTGTAGGTGGACCTAATCAAGCGTTTCGTTTTATACATTTTAACATACAAGCAATACATAATAGTTTTATGAAAACAGAGGAGAAAAAATGAGTTTTGAAAAAGACAAGTATGAAGTAGTAAAAAAAGCAATATCAAAAGATGTAGCTGGTTTTTGTTATGCATATTTTTTAAATAAAAGACAAGTAGCAAAACATTTACAAGATACACGGTATATATCTCCTTTTGATGAAAGTTGGGGAACGTGGAAAGATAGTCAAATACCTGATACCTATTCTCATTATGCTGATCTTGTTATGGAAACATTAATGGTTCGAGTACGACCAAAAATGATGGAAGTAACTAAAATGAATTTAATTCCTACTTACACGTATGCAAGGATATATAAATACGGTGATATATTACATAGACATAAAGATAGACCATCATGTGAAATATCATGTACGTTAAATCTAGGTGGTGATGAGTGGCCTATTTATTTAGATCCAACAGAAGGGTTTGGTAACAAAGGTAAAAAAGTCATATTAAAACCAGGAGATATGCTGGTATATAGTGGGTGTGATTTAGAACATTGGCGTGATGCTTTTGAAGGTCAAGACTGTGGTCAAGTATTCTTACACTACAATAATAAAGCGGGTCAGTTTCAAGAAAACAATGCTTTTGATGGCAGGCCTATGCTTGGATTACCTTCGTATTATAAAAAAGCACAGTAGACTAATTGACTTTTTATAGTTAAAATGCCTTTATGGCATTAGGTATATCAGCTCTTTCAGAGTCCCCTCTTTCAACATTAAGTGGAACAAGTGCAGTAGTAGCTGTAACGGGACAAGCTTTAACTACAACTCTTGGAGTCGAAGTTATTTCAGGAAGTGCTACAGTTGTTCAAACAGGGCTAAATATAAATAGTGCACTTGGTAATGAAACAGTAAACGTAGACTTTACTGCAGCAGTTACCGGACAAGAATTAACTTCAGCTTTAGGAACAGCTTTAGTAGCTACGGTAGTAGATGTTACTGGACAAACTTTAACTACAGCACTTGGTAATGAAACAGTTTCAGCTAATGCTGATGTTTCTGTAACTGGATTTGGATTAAACTCTATTATAGGTACCTATGCAGTTACTGCAGGAGGAGCCGTACTTCTGGATGCTTCTGAAGAACCTGATTTAGATTTATTTTTAGGAACCCCAGTAGTTGTTGCACATTCAAATGTTTCTGTAACAGGTCAAAGTTTAACTACAGCTTTAGGTAATGAAAGTATAACTTTAAGTGCAGATGTTGTAATTACAGGACAAGATTTAACTACAGCTTTAGGTAATGAAACCGTTGTTGCAGATGCTAATCTTTCGGTTACCGGTCAATCTATTTCTAGCGCATTAGGGACACTTTCCCCATCTGCTAACGCTACAATATTGCCTTCAGGTAATATTGTATCTTCGGCTTTATCTAGTGTAATACCAATACAAAGTGCTGAAATTGATGTTACAGGACAATCTATAACATTAACATTATCTAATTCTACAGCAATTTATGCTTGGGCTGAAGTAGATGATTCTGAAACTTCAACATGGACAGAAGTTGATGATTCTGCTACAATGACCTGGCAAGATGCAGCGTAGGGTAAAATTATGACATCAACTTATTCATCATTACTTCAATTAGAACTTATTGGTTCTGGTGATCAAGCTAATGCTTGGGGTAATACTACTAATAATAATTTACAATATGGATTAGAATATTCTATAACTGGAGTTTATACAAAAAACTTATCTTCTGCTTCTAGCCCATATACTTTAACTATAAATAACAGTATTAGTTCATCTCAAGCTGACAATGAAAACAGACAATCAGCTATTATATTTACAGGGCATGGATCTAACTTTATTATTCAAGTTGCAGCAGCTCAAAAAACATATTTTTTAAGAAATGATAGTGCTTCTTATACTATTACCATGCGTCTTGGTGCATCTGGTAACACTTATATTATACAACCAAGCACAAGTGTATATGTAGCAACAGATGGTACTAATTGGTACAATGTTTCTACTTCAGGCACTGATTGGTTGACTAAAACAGGAACTTACACAGCTTTTCCAGGAGATAATATATTTGCTAATACTACAAGTGGACCATTTACAATTACATTACCTGCAGCTCCTGCTGTTGGTGATCAAGTAAGATTTGTTGATTTAGCAGCTACTTTTGATACAAATAATTTAACAATAGATCCTAACAGTTTAAAAATTAATGGAACTGTAGCTAACTTAACCGTAGCAACTGAAAATGCAGCTTTTGCTTTAGTTTATTCAGGTGCAACTTATGGTTGGAAATTAATGGAGAAATAATATGGCAACATATGAATCAATTAGATATAGTTTTTTAGGAACTAGTATTACAGGTGTAATGCAAGAATCGGAAAACTTAAACGATGTAGCTAGTGCTACAACAGCAAGAGATAACTTAGGTGTTGAAATTGGCGTTGACGTACAAGGTTTTGTTTCGGCAACAGCAGGTACAAACGTTAATGGAAACAGAACTGTAAGTACATCATCACCAAGTGGTGGATCTGATGGAGATATTTGGTACAAATATACATAATGCCTTATGCCAATATATGTTAAAGATGGTGGTACTTGGCGTGAGATAAGCTCTGATGCTGGTTCACAACTTTATGTCAGAGATGCTACTTCATTTACAAACAAAACAATTACAAACGCTTATATAAAAGATGGTGGTTCGTGGAGAACTGCTTTTACATTATTTGATACTCCAAGTTCTTTTTCTACTACAACAGGATCAGTAGGTGTGCCTGCTAATGCAAATGCTATTCACATACAGTTTGCTGTAGGTGGAGGATCTGGTGGTGTAGGTGGTGGTGAGTATGATAAAGCAGGTGCGGAATCAGCAGGTGCTGGTGGTGCTTCTGGAGCTTATATATCAGATAAAGTTTTTTCAGTTACAGGAGGAGAAACTCTTACAATTAGTGCCGGAACTGCTGGTAGTGGGACAGGTACAGGATATACTTTAACAGCAGGCAGTGGAGGAGCTACTACAATTACAGGATCTGCTTCTAGTGCAATTTTTAGTTTAGCTGGAGGAATTGGAGGATCGTCTACTACAACTGGAGGAGATCAAGGACCTCCTCGTTCTAATTTTCCAAGTGTAGGAGGAGCAGCAACAATTTCAGGAACAGTTTTAACATCAGGAACCACTGTAGATGGTTTAAACATAACAACTTTTACTTCTGGTCCTGTTGGAACATTTAATTCTAGTGGATCAGGAACCGCAGGAACTAATCCAGGTAACTGTAATGGTGATAACTGTCAAATAACTGGTGGCGTAGGTGGACAATCTTATGCAGGTCCAGGGGCCGTTTCAGGAGGTTCAGGAGGACCCGCAGGTGGGTCAAGTAGCGCAGGGTCTAGAGGATCTGGTGGGGGCGGTGGAGGTTCACAACCTTCAGTTGCAGGATCTGATGGTGGTGCAGGTGAAATTTCATATAGATTTTTAAGGATTGCATAATGCCACTTACTAAAATTCAATTTGCTCCCGGTATAGATAAACAAAATACAGAATATGGTGCAGAAGGTCGTTGGACTGATTCTGACATGGTACGTTTTAGATATGGCTTACCAGAAAAAATTGGAGGTTGGTCTAAACTTATTTCTGAAACATTAATTGGTGTTGTTCGTGATATGCATGCGTGGTCTGATCTTAATGGCATACGATACATGGCCCTTGGCACAGATAGAAAACTTTATGTTTATTCTGAAGGAGCAGCTTACGATATTACACCTATAAGAAGAACAAGTGGAACTTTAACTAATCCTTTTGCAACTGTAAGTGGAAGTTCACTTGTTACAGTTACAGACGCAGGACATGGAGCTCAAGCGGGAGACTTTGTAACATTTAGTGGTGCTTCTACAATTAATGGTCTTGACATGAACAAAGAATTTGAAATTACAACTTATGTTGATGCCAATACCTACACAGTAACTTATACAGGTTCTACCGCATCGGGAACTTCAAGTGGAGGTGGATCGGTTGTAGCTACTTATGATATAGATATTGGATTATCTGCTTCTGCATATGGTTATGGATGGGGTACAGGAACATGGAATACAAGCACTTGGAACACACCAAGATCAACCTCTACTGTTACGATTGATGGTAGACAATGGTCTTTTGATAATTTTGGTGAAGATTTAATAGCTACTGTTAGTGAAGGGGGTACATTTAGATGGGATACATCTGTTGGAACAGGAACACCAGCTGCTGTTATTGCTAATGCACCAACTGTTTCTCGTTTTACTTTAGTTTCTCCAACGGACCGACATGTATTTTTATTTGGAACTGAAACAACAATAGGAACATCAGCAACGTCTGATCCTTTATTTTTACGATTTTCTTCTCAAGAAGATTATAACACATGGATTCCAACCGCTACAAATACAGCTGGTTCATTTAGAATTCAAGATGGTTCTAAAATTATGGCAGCAGCTAGATCTAGAGGAGCTATTTTAGTTTGGACTGATACATCATTACATGGAATGCAATTTGTAGGACCTCCTTTTACATTTTCATTAAATCAATTAGGAGCTAACTGCGGAGCAGTGTCAAATCATTGTGTTAAAGATGTTAATGGTATTACTTATTGGATGTCTCAAAATTCTTTTTACATGTTTGATGGTGCTGTTAAAAAGTTACCTTGCAGTGTGCAGGATTATGTATTTGGAGATTTTAATATTACTACTCAACCAGAAACATATTGTGGTCTTAATTCAGAAAAAAATGAAATAACTTGGTTTTATTGTAGCGAAACTGCACAACAAATAGATAGATATGTAAGTTTAAATTATTTAGAAGGATCTTGGTCTATAGGAACCTTAGCTCGTACGGCTTGGGTTGATTACGGTGTATATGAATATCCTTACGCAACAGAATATTCTACCACAGCTACAGCCACAACTCCTAGTGTGTTAGGACTTACAGCAGGAGCTTCTACATTTTATATACAAGAATTTGGTGTTGATGCTGATGGATCTGCATTAGACGCATTTGTTACATCTGGAGATTTTGATATACAAGATGGACAAGAATTATTACACATTGGAAGAGGTATACCTGATTTTCAAGATTTAGCAGGCACTGTTGATTTAGAATTAAAATTTAAAACATATCCTGCATCTTCAACTTCTATGACTAGTACGGCGACAGTATCGACAAGTACAACTAAATTTGATATACGAGGTAGAGGCAGACAAGGACAGCTAACAATTAGAAGTGATGCTATTGGAGATAACTGGAGATTTGGAACTTTACGTCTTGATGTTCAACCTGATGGAGGTAGATAATGGGTAAAGAATTA